CTCATACTTATCTGCGGCCTCTGTTTTAAAGGTTTCAAGTAGTTCTGCCAATGATACATCGGCAGGGACAGGGGCCAGAACTGTTGAATTGTTTGGCTTGGATGGTGACTACAATGAAATCAATGAGTTGGTTACCTTAAACGGACAAACTGCGGTAAATACCACACAGTCTTATCTTCGTATAAATCGGATGGTTGTGCGATCCGCAGGTTCTGGCGGTTACAACGCTGGTATAGTATATGCGGGAACGGGAACTGTGACTACGGGTGTCCCTGCAAACATTTACGCCACGATTAACGGTGACGGAACAAATCAGACTTTGATGGCGTTGTGGACTGTACCCGCAGGCTATACGGGTTATCTGATGCAGTACGATGTTTCCAACGGTACGACATCTAATACACCTGCCGTGTGTAAATTGACATTGGTAGCTAGACCTTATGGAGAGGTGTTTCAGAGTAAAGATGTTAAGTCTCTTACCACGGGGATGCACATCGAAAACACCTTAATTGTTCCGGTAAAATTTACAGAAAAAACGGACATAGAAGTACGGGCTGTTTCGTCTTCAGCAAGTGTTATCTTTGACATATCTGCGGCTTTTGAGATCATCTACATTAAAAATGGGGATACCCTTTAATGGCTGCAAAAAAGGAGAAACCCATACGTCGTACCACCTCTGGCAAAGGGGCTAATTACCGAAAGACGAAGTCTGGCGCGGGTATGACGGAAAAGGGTGTAAAGGAGTATCGCAAGAAAAACCCGGGTTCAAAATTACAGACGGCTGTTACGGGTAAGGTTAAAAAAGGTAGCAAGGACGCAAAGCGTCGTAAATCGTACTGCGCACGTTCTGCGGGACAGATGAAAAAATTTCCCAAGGCGGCAAAAGACCCTAATTCACGCCTAAGACAAGCAAGGAAAAGATGGAAGTGCTGATGGCCGATAAAAGTGTTCACGATTTGGAGTTGGAATTAGTAAAGTTTCAGACTCAACAGGATCATCTTGTGAAAAGCGTTGATACGCTTCAAAAAGACATGAAAGAAGTAAAAGTTACTCTGTTTCAGGGAAAGTGGATGATTGTGGGTGCTTTGGTCGTGGCTGGTTTGATGAATAGTGAAACTTTAATGGAAGCAATTATAGGTTTGGCAAGGTAAGCTGATGACTGCTCTTGCGTTCAAATACGGCCTTGAAAAAGACATTTACCAAGAGATTTTGGCATGGTCTGAGCATACGCTTCAAAAGCCAAATCCTTACTTTAATAACTTACCTGCGTGTCCATACGCTAAAAAAGCGTGGTCGGAAGGCCGTGTTGCGGTATTGTTTAAGTCTGAAGAAAGCTATCAGACCGTGTACAGCACGATTTCGCAGTTTGACGACGTCTTTGATTTGGTTATCGTCGTTGATTTGGCATACAAAAAAGACCCCGAAGAGTTTCACGACTACCTTGAACAGATGAACGAGGTTATTTCGCGTGGCATCTTTATTGATCGCGACGTTTGGCTCATGGGCTTTCATCCTTACGACGATGAGAACGATTATTTAGACGAAGCTACTTTTGAGCAGCTTGTTTCGGACGAATATGCTATGATTTTTATACAGCGTTTGTCAAAGGTATATAAGTCTTCTCAACAACTCAAAGCCTTGGGATATTACGAAGAATATGCTAAAGATTATGATGTGAACACTATCTTTGCTCAAAGAGAAACCCTTTATAGGAGATTAATCGATGGCGATGAAACCTAAGAAAAAGATGCGTGGCGGGCCGATGAAAAAGATGCGTGGTGGACCCATAAAGAAGATGCGCGGCGGCAAGGTTAAAAAGCTTCGTTGCGGTGGCATGGTAAAGAAAAATGGCCGCTAAGAAAAAAGGTGCCGACGGCAAAGCGTGTTGGAAGGGTTACAGATACGCGGGCACTAAAAATGGAAAAGATAAATGCGTTCCCGTAAAACGGAAAAAGTCTACGCGCAAGAAAAGGTAACGTGCAATGGCAACTTCTTTAAGCAAAGATTTTGAGCTTGATGTAGCGGAGTACATTGAAGAGGCTTTTGAGCGTTGTGGCTTAGAAGTTCGCACGGGGTATGACCTAAAGACAGCAAGGCGTTCATTGAATCTTATGCTTGCGGAGTGGGCCAACCGGGGACTAAATCAGTGGACAATTAAACAGCGCACCGTCACTCTTGCGCAGGGTGACGGTGATTACAACCTCGGAACCGATGTAATCGATGTTTTGTCTGTGGTTGTTCGTAGAGATAACACCGACTATGCTTTGGATCGCATAAGTAGGGATTCGTATTTATCAATACCAAACAAAACTACTCAGGGGCGACCCTCACAGTTTTTTCTTGATAGACAAATCACCCCCGTCTTAAAGATATGGCCGATTGCCGAAAACAGCACTGATGTTATTTATTACGACGCGCTAACTCGTATGGATGATGCGGACTATAGTCAAAATACTTTGGATATGCCGTTCAGGTTTTACCCGTGTTTAGCAGCGGGGTTGGCGTATTATATTGCTATGAAACGTGCGCCGCAAAGGATACAGTTATTAAAAGCTGTATATGAAGAAGAGTTTGAACGAGCAATGGCGGAGGACCGAGATCGTGCGTCCTTTAATGTTGTTCCTCAATATGAGTATTTCAGGACGAGCTAATGTCAAAATTCGCGACTGGTAAAAACTCCTATGCTATTTCAGATCGATCCGGTTTTCGGTATCGTTATAAAGATATGCGTAAGGAGTGGACTGGGGCTTTTGTGGGTCGTGATGAATACGAGCCTAAACAGCCGCAGCTTGGTCCTTTTCGTAAAGTAATTGACGCGCAGGCATTAAAAGACGCAAGACCGGACAGAACAGAACCCAAATCAGAAGTGTTGCTACAATACAATTCCTTTTCTTCGGTATCTGGCGGCAACACTGTGACCGTTTATGAGCCGGGACACGGTAGAGTCTCGGGAGACGTTGTCTGCTTTCGAAAAACATCTGGTTTTGCTGGAATTACTTCAGCAAACCTCAACAAGTCCACGGGTTATTCTATTACAAAAATAGACGAAAACAGTTATACTTTTGAAGTCGATGGTGATGCTGCTTTGGAAACACGATCTGGAGGTGGAGATTTTTCTTCCGCCGGACCTGTTACAGTGGAGAATTAAATGGCTTTTGATTTATTTGAACTTACCGACGCTATAAAACAATACACGGACAACGATGAAACGTCGTTTGTTAACAACATTCCGCTTTTTATTCGTCAAGCCGAAGAGCGTATTTTAAAAAGTGTTCAATTGAGCTTGTTTAGAAAAAACGCAACAGCCACCGTTACAGATGGATACGCTTACATAAACATTCCTAGTGATTTTCTGGCTCCGTTTTCAATGAGTCTAAATGGAAACCCGTTTCCAAAAACTGGTAGCGTTTATAATATTGCGACTTGTTTTAGTCTGGCATCGGTGGGTATAGAAAGCCCACCCGGCACGCGCTTAAATGTTGATGTATTAGGCACTGGTCGTATCTTAGGAGCTATCACTGATCCAGATGCTACTCAGGTAACCGTCAATGACACCAATGCTATAAACTTCTATCTAAAATATAAGGTTCAAGGACAATCACGAAACTCTACCTTGACGGATGACCAAATCACTTACATAGAAGAAACCTTACTGCCTTATATGGCACAATATCCAAGTATATATAGCACGTTATATCAGGGTGATATTATTCAAGGTTTATATTACTTAGAGTTTAAAGACGTAAGTTTTTTGCGAGATTATGGCGATGAAGGCTATAACCAAGCCACTCGAGGATTACCAAAATATTATGCTCAATTTGACAATGATAATTTCATATTATCTCCGGTGCCCGATGCTGTTTACGAAGTTCAACTAAGCTATCTGTACCGGCCTCAAAGTCTCACCGAGACATTTACAGCTACTTGGTTAAGTACAAATGCGGAACTAACGCTATTGTACGGATGTTTGGTAGAAGCGTATTTGTACATGAAGGGTGAACAGGATATGATGGCGTATTATGACAAACGCTTTAATGAGTCATTAGTAGGTCTGAAGTTGCTAGGGGAAGCAAAAGAAACCACGGATCAGTATAGAACGGGAATGGTAATAAGGGCGAAACAGTAATGTTTGAGTTTAGTGTAAATATGCCCAAGGATTCGGTCCTTGTTGACGTCAAAACTACAAATAAAAGAGGTTTTACGCCTGAAGAAATTGCAAAAGATTGCGTTGATAAGATCATGACTGTTTCTAATAACGCACACCCTGCAATTAGAGAGCAAGCAAATGCATTTAAAAACTCTATGGAAAACGTTATAGTGGATCACATGAAACAGGCTATCAGCAGTGATAGAACAACTGTGTATAACGCCCTTATAGATGCAGGGCATCCCAAGCTGGCTGAACTTATAAGGAGACTTTAACATGGCCTTTACTGGAAACTTTATGTGTACCTCTTTCAAGAAAGAACTCTTGGAAGCGAAGCACGATTTCACCGCCGCAGGCGATCTTTTCTTGATTGCTTTGTACACAAACTCTGCAACGTTTGACGCTTCTACAACTACCGCTGTTTTTGGTGGTGGCAATAACGAGGTTGCAGATAGTGGCAGTTACTACTCTGGTGGACCAACAGTTGCGAACGTTTTAAGTAACAACAACCTAACCAATGCTGCACCCAGCAGTAGCGGCACTACAGGTTTTTCTTCGTTCACAACTAAGACGTTTACATCCGCAACAATCACTGCTCGTGGCGCGTTGATTTATAACTCACAAGCAGAGGGTGGTACTACAGATACAAACACTGTTTGTGTTCTAGACTTTGGAGCCGATAAGACATCAACGTCTGGCGATTTTCAGATTGTGTTCCCAGCTAACAACGCATCAGATGCTTTGATTCGTATCGCATAAGGGTGGATAATGGTCACTTTAGCCAACCGCGCAAAAGTTGCTACAGCAACAACAGGCACTGGGACCGTCACTCTTGGTGCAGCAGAAGACGGGTTTCAAACCTTTGCCTCCGCAGGTATTACTGACGGACAAACCGTTCGTTACACTATAGAAGACGGGGCGGCGTTTGAAATAGGCACTGGTGTATACACAGCCAGTGGCACAACACTAACTCGTGTTCTTTTAGAAAGTAGTACGGGGTCTTTGCTTAATTTAAGTGGAGACGCGGTTGTGTTTGTAACTATCGCTGCGGAAGATATAGTTCCAGAAAGTGGTGGTACGTTTAGCGGCGTTGTTGGCTTTGGCAATTACACAGACTTTACAGCCATTAATCACCCAGCGCATCAAGAAGGTCGTGTGTTTTATGACAATGAGCATAAAACGCTTAATTATTACAGCGACGTTTCTAATGTATCGCATGAGATAGGTATCGAAGAACATCAACGTGTATATAACAATACAGGGTCTACTATCTTAAAAGGACAACCGCTTTACTTTAGTGGAAATCACTCTGTTGGTACATATGAGATTCCAACTGTTGGTTTAGCAGATGCTACGGATGTAAACGCATACAACGCACAAGGTCTTGCTGCAGGAGATATTGCTGATGGCGCAGAAGGATACTGTATTATTGCAGGTCAAATCTTTAACGTAGATACGTCAGGGCTAAACGCTGGCACAAACTTCTTTGTTGGTCTTACTCCGGGGGCAGTGCAAAACGCTTCACCTACATACCCCAACTTTCCTATGTGTTTGGGGTGGGTTGTTGCTTCAGATGCAACAAATGGCGTTCTTCTTGTTAATCAACAAAACCACTCTGTAAATAGTTTTAGAGTACGCACAGACACGCATATCGGTGGGGATATGCAGGTTGATGGCGACCTTACTGTATTAGGTACGCAGATAATCGCGTCTTCTGCTAATCTTGAGGTCGGTGGTTCTATCCAATACCTAAACGCTGGTGATACGATTGGTGAAGCAAACACCAACTTTACTGGTACAGGTTTAGACGATGCGTTTTACTCAGGGCATTACACTGGCACCACAACTAACTTAGGGTATTACCTTCGCATTGATGGCACTGGAACGCCGGACACGTTTGAATGGGGGCATGACCCAACTTTTGCTACGACAATAGCAACAGGCGTTGCCATTACTGGTGATGCTCAATTACTTGATAACGGTATAAGTATAGATTTTGGTGCAACCACTGGACACACTTTAGGGGATAAGTGGGACGGTACAGCCTCTCCTGTAGATATTGATACGGGCCTATTTACAAATAGAAACACTGGCGGGACTGGTGTTGGCTATACGCATATGGGTTTGTTCTATGACGTATCCGATGCGAAATGGCGGTTTGTGTCTGAGTATGGTCCTGAACCTGTTGCCCCGATTAATCCGGGGGACGCAAGCTACGTTTCAGGGGTAGTAGTCGCAGACACTTTTGAGGGAGCGTTTTCTGGTAATGTTACGGGTAACGTTACAGGCGATGTTTCTGGTAATCTTTACTTGGGCCAGTCTCAAAACATAACTTTTGAAGGTGCAACGGCTGATGATTTCGAAACAGTTGTAACTGTAACCGACCCTACGGCAGATCGTACTGTAACTATACCCGATGTCACAGGTACGTTCATAACGACAGGTAATCTTACAGATATAACTAACTTAGGTGTCTTAACTGGTGATATTGTCTTTGAGGGTGCAACTGCTGATGACTTTGAGACTACGCTAACTGTTACTGACCCCACAGCAGATCGCACGATTACGCTTCCCAATGCTGATGGTACTGTTGTCCTGCAAGACAGCAGCGGTGATATTTCCGTAGCAAATGGCGACAAACTAATATTTGGAAGCACTGGAAGCACCTACATAACGGGCGAAGACACTGGCCCAGATAGTTTTGAAATATACACTGATGGCTCAAATCGTCTTACAGTAGACCAGTATGGCATCCTAGTCGCTAACGGCTTGCCGTTTTCATATCAGAACGCAGCGGGTACATTCTATACAAACCTACAAGCAACTGACCCAACTGCTGACCGCACATTCACTTTACCTGATGAGTCAGGTACAATCGCAACACGAAGTAAGGCGTTTGCTTACGCTTGGATATTCGGAGGATAAAATGGCAAACCCTAACCTTTTAAATCTTACTTCAGTATTGGGCGAAAGTTTTATAACGAACTTAACAACCTCAACTGTGGACTTGGTTTCAAACGCAGCTAGTAGCAATAAACTGTACCGGGTTAACAGTATAATAGTAGCCAATATAGATACAGTTAACGCAGCCACAGTTGACGTAACATTTACTCGTGCGGGGGGTATTCGTTATATAGCTAGAGATGTGAATGTTCCCGCTCAAAGTACTTTAATTTTACTAGCAAAGGATTCCGCTGTTTATTTAATGGAGAATGATAAAATAAGTGGGTCCGCAAGTGCAAGTTCTGATCTAACTATTATTATCTCATACGACGTTATGGAGTAATTTATGGTTAATAGATGGCGCATAAATGGCGGGATCATAGGTAAAGAGATTAGTTATGGTGATAACGATTCAGGTGTCTGGTCTTTAGAATCTCCCTATTTAAATCTAAACGTGGTCCCTGCAGGAGAAGCTCTTTTTACCACCACAAATACAACTATTAACTGGAATGTGCCAGCAGGTGTAACAGAAATTGCCTGCGTAGTTATTGGTGGCGGAGGGGGCGGATCGGCTTCCACACTTTCTTCGAACGGTGTTTCTGGCGGAGGCGGCGGAGGTGGCGGTCTTCATTGGAGAAATCTAACAGTAGCTGCGGGAGACTTGCTGCAAATTTATGTAGGCGCAGGCGGCACTGGCGGAACTTCAGCAGGAAATAACAACGCAACTTCTGGAACTTTAAGTCGCATTCTTAATGCTTCTAGCTCTTATCTTTTGAGAGCAAACGGCGGCACCAGAGGTTCTTATAATGTAAGTAGTACTGGTTCTGTATCTGGTGGGGCTACATATTTTGGAACATATGGCGGCGGAGGCGGTACTGGCGGTGGGGGCCGCAATGGCGCAAACGGTAATGGAGGCGGAGGCGGCGGAGGAGCCGGGGGATATTCTGGTAACGGCGGTCTTGGTGGGTATTATAATAGTGTTGGCACAGGTGGCGCAGGTGGCGCAGGTGGTGGAGGCGGAGCGTGTAACGGGTTTACAGGCGCTGTAACAGCAGGTGGCGGCGGAACGATGCCTTATGGAGAGGGAACAAGCGGAGCGGTAGCAACTTCTAATAACACTGGCAGTCAGACAGCTATTCAAGGTTTTCAGGGGTCTCCTGTAAGTGGGACGTTAGCTTCTCAGGTTTATGGTGGCGGTGGAACAGGTGCAGAAGACGACTCTGGCGGTGCTGGAGGGTCTGGCGATCCGGGGGTAGTTAGGATTATTTGGGGGACAGATAGACAGTTCCCAAGCACTAACACTGCCGAATCTTTTAGTAATGGGAACGTGACAACGTACTAGATAAACATGTTAGGTTATAGCCCCATAGCATCTGCGACGTTAGCTTCTACAGGTAGTGTAAATGTAGAAGTTGTTATTGTTGGTATTGAGGCAACTGGGGTTCTTGGTACGGCAGAGGGCCGTGCAGGTGCGGATATATTTATAAATGGGTTCGAGGTTCAAGGTCTGCTCTTTCCTCCAGATGTATTCCCGGGGACGGGTGTTACTATAAATATAACAGGTTTTGAACTTCAAGCGTTGTTGGGGTCATATACTGTTTGGGGCGATATTGTCCCTGTTCCTACAGAGGATTGGCAGAACATAACACCTGTAGATAGTGCTGTATGGCAGAATGTAGCCGCGTCTAGTCCCGCAACTTGGGCAAACATACCTGTTACCCCTGCTACAAATTGGAACGATATTGCTCCAAACCCCGCAACAGAGTATACTGAGATCAAACCGTAACGGAGAAACTTCATGGTAACTTACGCAGACAACACTGGTATTACCCTTATCGGAACCGGAGAGCAGTCTGGTACATGGGGTGAAACTACTAACAACAACCTAGAAATCATTGACCGCCTTACAAATGGGGTTGGCTCAATTGAAGTAACAAACACACACGCAAAGACTATCACGACAACGAATGGTGCTTTGTCTGAAGGCCAGTACGCTGTTCTTGTATTTGCAAATGGAACTCCTGCTCCTACAGCTACTGTAACCGTAACAATTAATCCTAACGACCAAGAAAAAGTTTTTATAATAAAAAATAACTCTACAGAAACTATGCTGTTTACTCAGGGTAGTGGAGGTAGCGTAACTGTCTTTAGCGGCAAATCTGCGATCATATATTGTGACGGTGGAGGACCAACCGCTAGTATTGTAGATGTTACAAGCACATTTGATTTCCAGCCATTAAGTTCAAGTCTTACTGAAATCGCCGCGTTAGCTAAAACCTTGTCTTACGGGATTGTTGGAAACGGTTTGGCTTATGTAAGCACGAGTGATTCCACAGATGCGTTCCTCATGCCTGCAGGTACTACTGCTGAACGCCCTGCTCCTACTGAGGGTATGATTCGCTATAACAGCGATGAGACAGCGTTCGAAGGATATGCAAATGGTCGGTGGGGCGAGATTGGGGGTGGCGGTAACCAAGCTGGTGGTGCCATAAGCGTTAACAAAACTACTGCTGATGAAAGTTATACGTTTCCTTCAGGTACAAACGGTTTTTCTGTCGGTCCTATTACAGTGGCAGCGGGTGTAACTATAACAATTTCAAATGGGCAACGTTGGGTTGTGATCTAAGGAGCGAGACATGAGTAAAATATCCGCAGGAATTACAACTCTTACCGCGTTGCAAAGCGAAGCAGATGTCAGCGGTGAACTGCAACTACGCACTAATGGCTCAACGACAGCACTGACGTTAGGCACGGATCAGTCTGCTACATTTGCTGGGGCAGCAACCTTCTCGTCTACGGCTACGGTAAGCGGTGGTTTGAACGAAAGCCAAGTAGACATAACAGATGCAAGTCCTGTGATAGACTGTTCTGCGGGGAATGTCTTTGCTATTACTACTACTGGGAATCCAGTAGCGTTTACTGCATCTAATGTCCCAGCTTCAGGCACTGCTTATGGGTTTATTTTGAAGATTACCGCAAGCGGTACAGTAACCGTAAACTACGCAGGATTAGGCACATTATATTGGGCTGGTGGCACGGCACCTGACGCACCTGCTTCTGGTGAGACAGACGTACTTGGGTTCTTGACATATGATGGCGGCACAAGCTGGTATGGATTCCTAGCGGGAGACGCAATGGCATGAGCCTAACCAGCTTTATATCTATTTTATCGGCAGCATCCACAAGTGCGCTTAAAGGTCGAGTGGACGGTCAATTGGTTACATGGCCTGAACTTGGAACTTTTATAAGTAAGATGCAGTTTAATGCAGTGAGCGGTAAACACGCTGTAAGGCTTTCAGATACTAGTGGTAGGGTTCCCAATACCGTAGGTGTCTTTGGCTTGTTAGATTCAAACTGTACTGATTTTTTGTGGGCATTCTACGTTATAAACGCAGCGGGGTCAGGCGGAAAACAAGTACAAAGTTTATTAGATGTTTGTATAGATGCCTCTGACAATGTTTATTTCCTAATAAGGATAGCTACAAAGCATTTTGGTATGGGTAAAGTTTCTCCATCTGGCACTGTGTTGTGGTACGTGGAATGTGATGAATCTGCGAACGGATCATTTATTTCATTAGATTTTAACTCAATAGCAGCAAATGATACAACTGTTTTTACTTCTGGTAATGGTCGAGAAAACGCATCTTCAAATCCACATGGTGTAATACGTGCTAATGCCTCTTCAAATGGAGGAGACTATACAGGGTATGCTGGGAAAAGGGCGGGTTATTGTACATTAGGGTATTACAACTCTACCGCTTCTAGTTTTGCGAATAGATCAACAATGGTTTACAACGGAACTGAAGACCGTGTTATTGTTTCAGGTAGCGATACTGGTAATGGTTATAGTATAATTAGTAACTGGAATTTAAAAACAGTAAATGGTTCTTCTTCCGATACAAGTGCGGTATTCAGTCAAGAATTTGGCTATAATTATTCATTTTACACAGAGCCGTGTGCCTTATTCTCTGTGTTTTCCAGACCACATGATACAAGCTCTGGTGGCAAATATGTTTGCTACGCGGGTCGAGTTAGGGACAATTCATCACAGAGTTTTTATTATGGTCATGTTGCCATGCTGAATGAGGTGTCGAGCAGTACTGGTCAAACTAATAGATTTCAAAGAGGCGTTTACATTCAAGATAGCTCTAATGTAGTACCAACCACTATGCAAGACGCTGTATACACAACGGAATCGGATGGGACTGGAAGCTATCCGTTTTATTTTAGATACCAATCAGTTCTTTTTAGAAATGGCTATGCTCAAACCAATAATACAACCAACGATTACCAACTTTTGATTTCAAATTTTGGTACTATTCAAAACATGAGTGTTACATCAGATCACAACACAATTGTTTATGGAAATATGCCGGGTAATCTTACAGCTTTGTTTATACAACCAAAGGATGGTAGTACATGGACAACAAATGCGGGTCTTTCTGTATCAACATACAGCGAGTACACACTTAATCAAGTTTTTGTGCCGCTTAATAACCAAACTAGCGGTGGGCCACCTTTTAATAACAGTCAAGCCAACAGCGAAGCAAACTATGCTGGCGCAACTCAGCCTACGTTGACACCCGTATAAGGAGACGAAAATGGTAGTAACAATTAACGGCACAACAGGTATTTCGTCATCTGGTAATATCGTGACGACGGGGTCTGGTTCTATTTCATCCGTTACAACTCTCACCTCTGTGGGCGATGCGACGATGGGCGCAAACCTAATTGCGGATTCCTATCAGGAGACTACGGCAGACCTGACGGGTACTAGCCCTGTAATAGACTGCGCTGTGGCTAATGTGTTTACCTTGACCACAAGCGGGGCTACAGCGTTTCAAGCGGCAACCAACGTGCCTACAACAGGGACTGGTTATAGCTTCATGTTAAAAATCACGGCAGGGGGTACACATACTGTGGACTATGACCTGCTAGGGACAAACGTGTACTTCGCAGGTGGAACTGCCCCTGTCCCTCCTGCATCTGGAGAAACAGACATCTTGGTCTTCACGACTATAGATGGTGGTACAACATGGTATGGAGCGTTGGCTATCGACGCAGCGAGTTAAGACATGAGTCAAATCTCTAAAAATCAATTTTTTGCAGCGGCAGGAAATTCTGCGCAAGCTGGCCTGAATGTTGAGGAAGTATTTTCTACCTATCTTTATGACGGAACAGGTGCCACTCAATCAATTACTAATGACATTGATCTTAGTGGTGAAGGTGGCATGACTTGGCTTAAAATTAGGTCTCTTAATGGATATGACCACTCAGTATATGACACAGAAAGAGGTGCAAACAAACGAATTGTTCCAAACAGCACTGGTGAAGAATTTACAAGAAGTGGTGGATTAACTAGTTTTAACAGTGATGGCTTTACTCTTGGAAATGCTGGAGATGAAAACCAAAGTGGTGCAAACATTGTTTCTTGGACATTCCGCAAAGCCCCTAAGTTCTTTGATGTGGTGACTTATACTGGGACAGGCAGTAATCAAAACATTTCCCACAGCCTAGGTTGTGTTCCAGGGTTTGTAGTTGTGAAGAAAACATCTGGTACTGGAAATTGGTCTGCTTGGCACAGATCATTGCCAGATGCTAATGATTATATACTTTTAAATACAACTAACGGAGCACTTGATGGTGGGTCTTCATATAATAGGAGTGTTACTGACACGACTTATCAAGTATTTGGAGACTATCCTGACGAAAACCAATCTGGTCAAACCTACGTAGCCTACCTATTCGCCCACAACGATGGTGACGGTGAGTTCGGCCCCACAGGGGATCAGGATATTATCAAGTGTGGGAGTTATACTGGTAATGGTTCATCTATTAATGGCCCAGAAATTGATTTAGGGTTTGAGCCAGAGTGGATTGTAATAAAAAGAACAGATGCTGCTGGAGGTTGGCATATAGGCGACTCAATGCGAGGCATTTCTAATGGAAGTGATGATCCTTATTTAACAGTAAGTCAAAGCGATGAAGGTCAATCATTTGATTGGTTGAGTTTAAGCGCAACAGGTTTCTCAATAACAACTGGCAGTCAAAATATAAATTTAGTTGGAGGAAGCTATATCTATATAGCCATACGCCGTGGTCCAATGGCGGTGCCTGAGAGTGCAACTGATGTATTTGCGGTACAGCCTTGGGACGGAGCGGCAGCTATTCCTCAATTTGTTTCTGGGTTTCCTGTTGATTTTGCAATTCACAAAAATAAAACTGCTAACTCAGAAATTTTTTCAAGCGCAAGATTAACACAGCAACTCTATATGGAAACCAGCACAAGTCTGCTTCTTTCTTCAGATACAAATTTTATGTTTGATTATCAGAATGGGTATTACGATGCAGCCACAAGTGCTAACTTTGTTTCTTGGATGTGGAGGCGTTCGCCAAACTTTTTTGATGCGCTTTTTTATAGAGGAGACTCTGTAGCAGGTAGGCAAGTACCGCATAATTTAGGAGCGGTTCCTGAAATGATATGGGTTAAGCGTACCGACGGCGCAGGAAACTGGTGGGTATATCATAAAGACCAGCAGGCATCGACAGTAGGAGGGTTGCGGCCCCCTGAAAACTCTGCTTCTCGTTTAGATTTAGACAATATAGCTGTTGACGGTACAAACTATTGGAACGACACTTTGCCGTCTAGCACAGCGTTTACGGTTGGAAACTTGTCTAACACAAATGGAGTCGGAAACGACTATATGGCATATTTGTTTACATCCTTGGCTGGAATTTCAAAGTGTGGTGGGTATATTGGGAACGGAACAACGTTATCTATCGACTGCGGTTTTTCTGCTGGTACTAGGCTTGTAATAATAAAACGAACAAATGCTACGGGCGGCTGGTTTATTTTTGATAGTTTGCGAGGTATGAGTTCTGGAAATGACAGCACATTAGAACTTAATGACAGTGCGCCTGAAGTAATAAATGAAGATGTTATCGAGGCTACTACCACAGGCTTTAACGTAATAAATAGTGGTAGTACAGTAGATACAAATGATCTTAATGATAGATACATTTTCTACGCGATAGCAACATAACTCAAAGCCTGAAAGGAGAATCAACTAATGGCTGAATATCGAAACCGAACAACTGGCGAAGTTAAATCCCAAGGGGAGATTCGTCGTGACCACCCAAATATGTCTATACCTCGTGTGTGGAACGATGGGGTATGTGATGCGCTAAACGTGGACCCAGTGCTTCCGGGTACTCGTCCAACTCCGGGTCAGTATCAAACAGTGCGCCGTGACGGTGTAGAACAAAACGATGCAGGTGATTGGGTTGAGAAGTGGGTCGTTGCAGACATGTTTGCAGACGGAGAAGATGGCACTAAAGCCGAAAAAGAAGCGGCATACCAAGCTACTCTAGATGCGAACATCGCTGCTCAAAATCGCACTGCACGTAACGACAAACTTGCAGAGACAGATTTCTGGGGTATGTCTGATATGACTATGAGTGCGGAAATGACTACCTATCGTCAAGCACTTCGTGATATAACTACACATAGCAATTGGCCCAACCTAGAAGAGGGCGACTGGCCTACGAAGCCTTAAACGCTAGGAGTGACGACATGACTACACTTATAAACGCCGACACCGTATTAGGCGGAGCGATAGTGACAGGTGATGCTTCTGGGCAGCTTGGTCTTCAAGCTGCGGGGACGACATTAATGGAACTTTCGGGAAGTGTCGTCACTGTTTCAGGCGATGCCTCTTTTGAAAAGTCTATTGTGGAAAACGTATATACACTGTCGGGTACAGAAATTGATCCCTCAAACGGAACAATTCAGACAAAAGTATTGTCCGCTCCAGTGACGTTTACTGAAAGCTTTTCGTCCGGGGAAAGCGTTGTTCTTATGATTGAGAATGGCGCAACTCACTCAATTTTGTGGCCCACTGTCACTTGGGTCACAAGTGCAGGGAATGCTGCGCCTACACCTACAGAAAAAGACACCTTTGTGTTTTGGAAAATTAGCACAACACTATACGGAGCTTATGTCGGGAGCTACGTCTAATGGCTAAACTATCAAAGGCTCTACAAGCAGCTTCGGTTTCGGATGCAGCAGGTCTAAATGTTGAAGATGTATTTAGTACTTATTTGTACACTGGTAATGGTGCAGGTGAAGGCACTGTTATGCAAACTATTGAGAATGAAATTGATCTTGATGGTCAAGGTGGGATGGTCTGGATTAAATCTAGATCAACTAGAGATCATAATTTACAAGATACAGAAAGGGGTATAGCCTCTCAACTAGCATCAAATACAGCAGATGAGGAAACTGTTTTTACAAATCGTATAAGTGCTTTTAATTCAAATGGGTTTGATTTGAAAGGAAACGTAGTTGTAAATGCTAACAATGAAGACTTCGCCTCTTGGTCATGGAGGAAAGCTCGTAAATTTTTCGATATACAAACTTGGACCGGAAATGGCACTGCGGGTCGCGTTATCTCACATAATTTAGGCTCTCGCCCGGGTATGATTATTACTAAATGCTATAGCGATTCGGCCCCGGATTGGACTGTATGGCATACTAATAGAAACGGTACTAATACTCATCTAAGATTAAATGAGATAAACCTTCCCCAACCCGGAGAAGACATTTCAGCAGCAACAGATACAACTTTCACTGTTGGTAATGACAATAGAATTAACGGTGTTAGCCCACGTCAATATGTAGCTTATATATTCGGTAACAATAATGGTGATGGAAACTTCGGCCCTACAGCGGATCAGGATATCATTAAGTGTGGGTCTTATTCTGGTACAGGTGTTGATGGAAACTTTGTAGACTTAGGGTTTGAGCCTCAATGGATATTAATAAAAAACGTTACAAATAATGCAAACTGGGTGATATATGATAACATGAGAGGCATTTCTTTGGAGGGACAAGACCCTTATTTAAGACCTGCAAATGATACTCAAGAGGGCGAAAATGAAGCTTTATCGTTACGCCCTGATGGTTTCGAATTACTTGGAAGCCACATCGAAAGTAATGCATCAGCCAATACTTACATCTACGTAGCAATTCGTCGTGGTCAAATGGGTCTACCTGAAAGTTCAAGTGAAGTCTTCAATACCTTATTGAGGACTGGTAATGGCGTAGATACGTTTCTTAACCAGCAAATTTTATGTGACGCAGTCTTTACTTTGTGCCGCTCAAATACCGAACCTAAAGTTACAAGCACTAGACTCTTTGCCAGCAGTAATGGTAACGGGTTAAAAACAAGTACAGATGTTAATAGAGTGTTGACTAGTTTCGGCTTTGAGGGTTGGGACTACAACAACGGATGGCTGGTAGACGCTGGTAAAAGTGAAACAAATACACTTAATGAGGCTTATGTTAACTATGCTTTCAAAAGATCGCGTGGGTTCTTTGATATAGCTTCTTATCGTGGAGATGGGTCCAGTCAACTTACGGTTCCTCACAATCTAGGCGTAGTGCCTGAGATGATGCTTACTAAAATGTATTATAAAGACATTTCAGCAGGTTCTCCCAGTATTAGATTTTTTGCTTATCATAAAGATTTAGAAGCGACAGAAGGTTTGTGGTTTGATAACGATATAGCTGTAACAACAGGTCGTCTGTACTGGGGTAGTACTCGACCCACAGCAGAAAACTTTTATGTGGGCGGTATATCAGACAACAACATAAACGCTTGTAAGTACATAAACTATTTATTTGCATCTGTTCCCGGTTTGTCAAAAGTTGGAAGTTATCAGGGCAATGATGGGACTCAGGCTATCGATTGCGGCTTTTCTAACGGAGCGCAGTTTGTAATTCTAAAGAACATAACGGGTATTGGAGATTGGATCGTAGTAGATTCTCAAAGAGGGATTACCTCTAGCACCGATCCGTTTTTAGAGTTTAATACTACTATTCAAGAGCAAACCGACGACTGCGTATCAGCAAACAGTTCGGGGTTCAACGTAATTCAAAGTGTTTTTAATACAAATATAAATGCAACTGGAAACACTTACATCTTCTACGCAATAGCCGCTCCATAGAGGTGACCCATGCCCTTACAAAAGTTACAGTTTAGACCGGGAATAGATAGGGAGACAACTTCGTACACAAACGAGGGTGGTTGGTACGATTGCGATAAAGTACGTTTTAGGCAGGGGATGCCTGAAAAGATCGGCGGTTGGACTAGGCTTAGCAGTAACTCGTTCCTTGGCTCGTGCCGTGCATTACATACTTGGGCTACTCTATCTCTCAACAATTATTTGGGTGTTGGTACAAGTCAGAAATATTACATCGAAGAAGGCGAGGCATTCTTTGATATCACACCGATCCGGCAAATAACGGACACACTCAAAGATATATCTATAAGCGTCGAAGGTGTAGAGGCTACCGCATCTGTCGGAGAGACAACAGTAGAAGTAAACCTAGAGACTGTGACAGGTCTAGAGGCAACAACGGCTATTGGGACTGTAGGTGTAATAACTAACCAAGACATGACTGTTGTTATAGGCAACGGCCTTACTGGACTGTCTATGTTTACTTTGCTTGGTGATGTGGACATGGTCCCTGATAACACCACGGTTACAATAGAAGGCTTTGAGGCGACAGGTACTCTTGGTTATGTCGTGCCATCATCGTCTACTTCAGATTCTCAAATTGATTTTAGTGCTACAGATGGATCATCTACAATTAACGTAAGCGAACCAGATCACGGCGCGGTGCTTGGAGACTTTGTCACCTTTAGCAGTGCTGTTGGGTTAGGCGGCAACATAACGGCTGATATACTTAATCAAGAGTATAAGATTGAATCTATTGTAAACGACAACAACTACACGATTATTGCTCGTGAGGTTGCTCCATTAAGTGACATTACAGTAGACGGACAGTATACACCTACCCCTGTTCTAGCTAACTCATCTGACACAGGTGACGGGGGACGTGCAACGACGGCAAACTATCAAATTAATATAGGTATTGATTCGGCTGTTTTCGGAGACGGTTGGGGTGCCGGAGTTTGGAGCCGAGGAGCTTGGGGTTCGGCGGCTGATGTTAATGTGGTTACGGATACTTTGCGCTTGTGGTCACACGACAACTTTGGAGAAGACTTAATAATTAACGTGATAAATGGCGGCATTTATTATTGGGATGCTTCTCAACAAAGGCCGCTTACAAAACGAGCCGTGCAATTATCCGATTTAGCGGGAGCGGATGGCGTTCCAACTATTGCGACAAAAATAATTGTTTCTGACGTTGATCGCCACGTAATTGCGTTTGGATGTGATTCTTTTGCAGAACCCGGAGTACAAGACCCACTACTGATAAGGTTTTCGGACCAAGAAAATCCAGCGGTGTGGCGACCCACGGCAACAAACACTGCGGGTGATTTAATCATTAGCCGCGGCTCAAAAATTGTTACTGCGCAAGAAACAAGACAGCAAATTCTAGTGTTTACAGATAAATCGTTACACGCAATGCAGTACATTGGTGCGCCATTTACCTTTGGTGTCAGCATGTTGTCTGAAAACATTACAATATCGGGTGCCAAGGCCGCGGTTGCTATTGAAGACGTGGTGTACTGGATGGGCCTTGATGAGTTTTATGTCTACACAGGTGCGGTACAAAAGCTGCCTTGCACGGTGAAAGACTATGTCTTTAGTGACTTTAACTTTGAACAACGGGAAAAAGTTATTGCGTCATCTAATTCTTCTTTTTCAGAGGCTTGGTGGTTTTATCCTTCAGCAAATAGCTCAAACATCGACAAATATGTTGTATTCAACTATCAGCAAAACATTTGGTACTATGGTTCTCTAGCGAGAACGGCTTGGATTGATCGCGGAATTAACTCAAATCCTGTAGCAGCAAGTCCGGATAGTTACTTATATACGCATGAAAGCGGCTTCGATGATGGAAGCACAAACCCCGCTTCAGCCATTACAGCATATGTAGAGTCTAGCCAGTTTGACTTAGGTGAAGGCGATAGCTTTGCGTTTGTTCGTAGAATTATACCAGACATTACTTTCCGCAATTCTACTGCGACTACTCCTTCCGCAGACATGACCTTAAAAGCAAGAAACTTTCCCGGCGGAAATTATTTACAAACATCCGATAGCGGCATTTCAAGAAGTGCATCTGTGCCTGTCGAGCAATTTACTCAAGATGCCAACATAAGAATACGGGGTCGATCCATGACTCTAAAGGTAAGCAGTGAGGATACCGGTGTTACTTGGCGCTTGGGGTCGCCTAGAATAGAAATTAGACCAGACGGACGCAGATAATGGCAAACGCTATCTCTTTACCGTATTTTCCAAATGCGCCTTTGGAGTATGACCAGAGGTACATGTCGGAAGTTGTTCGAGCCTTTTCAATCTATTTGCAGCAAGCTCAGAATCCGGGCGATGTTGTTTTCAATACCTTAAATCTTTTAAATTTGCCTGTTTATGAAGACAATGCATCTGCAATATCCGGAGGGCTTGCACCGAATGATGTGTATAAAACGTCTACGGGGGATTTGAAGATTGTTGTTTAAAAGCAGTTCTGCTAATATAGCCTCAACTTTTGGAGTATGTGATGGCGGTTGAACAAGACACAGATATGATGAGAATGCCTGCTTCGGGCATTGGTTCCATAGCTGCCGCTGCAATGGCAGAAGATGATTACGATTACGGCGATCAAGGGATCGCGTCTTTTTCTGAGACAACAGAAAAATTAGCGGGGCTTGGGCGTGGCTCGGACAGCGTGATACTTCACGCGTCTTTAGGTGAATTAGTTATGCCTAAAGAGGTTTTGAACAGTAATCCAGAATTAACTGCGCAGTTGCGAAGTGCCATGGAAAACATGGGCCTTGACCCGGATCAGTATGTAATCGGTTCTGAAAAGAATAGCATTAACCCAAAAACTGGGTTGGTGGAGATGAAATTCAGCCTGAAAAAGGCGTTTAAAAAACTTAAAAAGTTTGTCAAAAAGAACATAAAGCCAATTGCATCGTTGGCCCTAAATGCACTCGCTCCCGGACTTGGAACAATAGCTTCTGCCGCAATTGGTTCTACGGTAGGTGGCCTAGTTCAAGGTGAAAATCTTGGAGACGCGTTGAAGAGTGGCGTAACTGGCGCATTAACTGCTGGCGTTTTAAGTGGTGTATCCGGCATGGCTTCTGGGCAAACCTTCATGGAAGGTGTGCAAGGCGGCTTACCTGCCTCTTATTCTGGCGGCATAAATATTTTACCGCAGGCAAGTGACTTCACCTCAAGATTTGCAATGGATAGCCCTCCGGGTATTTTTGATGTCTTTGGTACGGGCAACGCTTCAAATGTTGCAGCAAATATAGAACAAGGGCTGGGTTCGGTCACACCAACTGCAAAAGCTGAAGCAGCGTATAAAACAGCTTTGGAATCTACAGGCGATGAAGTTTTAGCTCGTCAGGCTTACAATAAAGCTTTAGGGACGTCTAGCGGTGTATTAAAAAGTGCCGCTAAATGGATACTTCCTTCTCTATTAACAGGTGCGGCAACAGGTGCCTTTGATCCAATTCCTCCAATACCTGTTGCTGAAGGTCTAAACGATGCGTTAGCCGGTGTTGGTGAAGAAGATGCAGGAACACAGTTAATTGAAGAAGCGTTTATCGGGGGAAACAGCAGAAGCCGTGGTCCGGGAGTCGCGGTCCGCGCACCAATGGTCCGTGCGGAAGATGTTTTAGTCCCGTCTCGGTTTGCAGCGACTAATTACCTACAGCCTGTAAGGGCCGCAACGGGTGGGGCTATGTTCCCACGGCGCACGGGCCAGATACAAGGCCCCGGAACAGAAACCTCTGACGACATTCCTGCGATGCTGTCTGACGGAGAATTTGTAATGACTGCTCAAGCGGTTCGCGGCGCAGGAAACGGAAGCCGCGAGCAAGGCTTTAAGAAGATGTACGACATCATGAGAGCGTTTGAAGGGGGAGCGGTGGCGTAATGGCAACTAATACAAACATACAGATTAGTAAACAAGACCCCGCTATTCAGGAGTATCGCGAGAATCTTCTAGCCGACGTAGAGCAGTTTATCGCAAATCAGATAGCCTTGGGTCCCTCTGCGGGAACAGATTACAAAGTAGCTGACCTAACTGCACCTGAATACGGCGCAGTTACAATGGCCAATCAAGGGCTTGGGGCTTATCTACCTTTTTTGCAGGCGGGCGAACGCGCTATTGCGTCTGGTCAGGCAGGGCTACAGGGTATTGGTGCATTTAATCCCTTTGAAAACCAAGTTGTGAGTCAAACTCTTGCTGATATTGGTAGACAGGGTGCAATAGAGCGTAACCGTTTGAACAGTCAAGCTGTTGGGGCAGGTGCTTTTGGAGGCAGCAGGCAAGCTGTTGCAGAGCAGGAATTGAATCGTAATGTGTTGGAGCAGATGGGCAGAACAGCGGGTGATCTTCGTTCTGCGGGCTATGATGCTATGATGGGAAGACGTTTAGCGGGTGCGGAGCTTATGGGTAAGCTCGGTATGCAGCAAGCGGGCATTGGAGAGTTGGCGCAAAACTTAACCAGTTCTCAAATACAAAACGCATTGACTGCGGGCGGTGTTGCTCGTGGCGTGGATCAAAGCGTTCTTGATGCAATGCGTTTGACTAACGAAGCTAGAATGTCTTATCCATATCAACAGTATGGCTTCTTGTCTGACATCTATGCGGGGATTCCGACCTCACAATCTGTAATTACATCTGGAGCGGCTCCGCAAGTTTCACCCTTCCAAACTGCACTGGGACTCGGTATCGGAGCTTTTGGTTCTCTAGCAGGCGCTCAACAAGCGGGGATTCTATAATGAACAATGTTTTCGCAAGACCTTTGTTTAGACAGATGGGTGGTCCTGCTATCCCTGAAATGCAACAAGCTGAATCGCAAGCGATGCAAATGGGCGAACAGGCAGGTGCCATGTATGTACAGGGGACTGAAGCGGCGGTTGATGCGGCGGAAGACCCTAAAAGTTTAATTGACGCTATTCGTGGAAACGAAATGCCGATTGCGCAACGGTATGCAGAACTTGCTCAGTATGTGGGTGAAGAAGACGCGCAGCAGACTCCTGAAAGTGTTTTGGCGATGGTGCAGCCCGCCTTGTTGATGACAGAGGAAGGCGCAATAGACAGTGGTATTGGCGAATTGATGCAAGGTTTGCTCGGCAACACCGGTATGTCTGAAGAAACGAACATGTCTCAAGGTGTTGGCGAGTTAATGATGCGCGGGGCGGGCAACACTCCACCCGCAAATTTTAACCAAGGCGGCGCGGTCCGCCGGTTTCAAGCAGGTGGGGACGTAGCGTCTGGTGCCGCGGCTTATATGCCAGAGTTCCAAAAGCTTTACGCCTCTGTACTTGGCGATCAATCGGCACGACAAGCAGAACTTGATGAGCAAAAGCGTCTGACACAGGCGCAGATGCTGT